AAAAAATTCAATAGGAGGAAATAAAAAATGAAAAAAATAATAAACGGAAGAGTATATAACACTGAAACGTCAACAGAACTTGGTAGGGATGATCAAACATTCGGAAATTTTTCGGACTGGGAAGAAATATTGTACCGCAAACAGACAGGCGAATATTTCTTGCACGGTGAAGGCGGACCGCAAACCAAATATGCCCAGCCCATAGGCGAAAATTCATGGACTGGCGGAGAAAAAATAATTCCCCTGAGCCTTGAATCTGCAAAAAAATGGGCGGAGGAACATCTGGAGGCAGACGAATACGAAAAAATATTCGGCCTTGTAGAAGAAAATGCTGATGGAAAGAAAACAACTGTCAGTATTAGGTTGTCCGATGCGGCTATAACCAGATTGAATAATCTGGCAGCGGAAAAAAAGACATCCAAATCCGAAGTAATTGAGAATCTGATCTTAGGATGTTAATAATATAGTTTATATAATATCATTTTACTATTGACATTTATATAATCTCATGTTATTATATAATCAGCAAGAGGGAAAGAAACAAATACCAGGGAGGACATTAAAATGACAATAGAAGAAATGATTAACACATATAGAATAGCATTGAACAATCCGACCGAAGAATACAGGATAGCAAGGAATCTTCCACTCACAGGAGAGATCATGTTTGTTCTGGAGTCGAAAAAGGCGAAAAAGGATGGTGTTACACCTTTCATTAAGGAACACAAACAGGAGATTATAGATACCATCCATGCTCAGCGAGAAGAGCATGAAAAAGAAATTAGAGAATATTCGGCAAAATTACATTCAATTCCAGGATTGACTGAAATTGAAAAAGCGGACGAAGAATGGAAAAAGTATAATTCCGCATGGAATCGCGCATTTAATTCCGAAGATGCGGCAATTATGCAAGGTAAGCTGCATAAGCCAACATCTGACCCGGAAGCGTTACGAAAAAAATATCCGCAAGCAGCCGCCTATATCGCAATGGAAGAATTACGTAATGATTCCAATTATTCATACGCTTCGATTGGCAGAAAAGCATTGGATATGGTAATTGATGGAAAGTGGGAGGAAGCTCTTCAGTTTGCCGAAACAGAAAAGAAAAAAATTATAGAAAAGCATTTATGGGATTGATCTATAGGGGCGGATAAACCGCCCCTTTTTTACACTATTTCTGCCAGCTCCGGATGCCCCAGCTCAATCAACGACTGCTTCACATCCTCCAGATAGGTGGGATATTTTTCCGACACATCCATCAGTGTCATCCTCCCTTTGATAATTAATCTTGCGTAAATCCTTGCCCTCATGCTGTTTTACCTCCCTCTAATGCTGCTATCCTGGTTTCATGGTTCTTGATTTCCTGCCCCTGCTGATCTATCAGCGTATAAATTTCCTCCAGTGCCTCCTGCATCTCTGTTACCTGGTCGGCATTGGATTTTATTTTTTCTTCTGCACTGGCCTCCGTTTGGCACAGCTCCACCTCAAAAATCTGACCAGTATAAACCGAAATTCGGTTCAACTTCGTATAATTTTCATACGTCACATCCTCCTTTCCATCTTCCTGCACAATCATAGTTTTGGTGCCCAAATCATCCGAAAATAATTTTTGGAGATCGTCCAGGTTCTGCTGCAGCATCCGGATAGTCAAAATTCCGGATCCCGCTGCGGCTGATGTGATTGTCAGCTTTTGTCCATTGTTAAAATTCAGTTCCATTTTTCCTTCCTTTCTTTTTGTATAAAAAATGGCGCTCAAAGAGCGCCTAGTTTGACGTAATTTATAAAATATCGCTTTCAATGCTTCACGAAGAATACTGCATATAAATCTCTGAGCCCCCAATCCGAATTTGCTGTTAGAATCAAACCTTCTGGTATTAACATTACTGTCACGGCATATGAATTATTTATTTCACCACTATTTGGATCTAGATTTGGTAATGGAATCATGTAATAACCAAGTTGTACAATTACGCTGCAAATGTTTGAATATGGCACATTAGCGGGAAACTCAAACGTATTTTTGCCTTTGGCCACAAGACGTTGTCCATAGCTTTTATAAATAATTCCTATCCCATTGAGATCGGTATTTAATTTATTTACAGCCGTCTGTAATTCCGCCATTGTCTGCAATTGTGTGAACATTCTGTCAACACTGGAAACTGTGGTTCCGTCAAGCGTAATTTTGTACAGCGGGAAATCTACAGTCTCCGTACCTGCAATCACACTTCCGGTATTGTAGGCTGGTGTTGCTGGGGATGATGTAGCACGGGTTCCCTTGATAACTACAAAACTGATTGCGCCTGTGGATTTGGTATATCTAGCAACAACCAGATCAATACGTTTATATCCGGATGTACCGGCAACGATTGTAAGATTTACTGTGCTCCCGTAGGGAATTCTAAACCGTATACCCTGAAGGATCCCTTCTCCATCGGCCAATGTTAATGATGTATTACTGTTTAATGTCGCTGCAAACATCTGTCCTACGTCACAAACATAACTATCAGTCCCCATGATGGCCTGATCATGCCAGGGATAAGTTAGTTCATCCAATTGGTTTTTGACACTTACTAGTCCGTTCTCTGAAAGTTGTGATTGTATTTCCTGTAGGGCGGCCTCTGCGTTTGTCTCGGACGTCTTTGCGTTCGTCTCAGACGTGGAAGCGTTTGCAGCTGATGTGGATGCAGAAGAAGCACTTTTGCTGGCCGCCAGCGCATAGGCGGCGGCATTTGTTTCACTTGTTTTCGCGTTAGTTTCTGATATTTTAGCATTAGTCTCGCTTGCTTCTGCATTCATCTCAGAAGTTTTGGCGTTGGTTTCTGACACTTTAGCCTTTGCAGCAGATGAAGATGCGGAAGATGCGGAACTTTCTGCGGAGGTTGCTGCGCTTGAAGCGTTTGTTTCGGATGTCTGTGCTGTATTTGCAGCATCAGACGCTGTTTTAGCAGAACCAGCAGACGCTGTTTCCGAGGTTTTCGCATTCGCAGCACTTGTTTTTGCTGATTCTGCATATTGCTTTGATGTGGCTATTGCGTCAGTCTTTGCTTTATTTACGTCATCGGAAAAAGCAATCCTCTTTGCTTTTCCGGGGGCGAAAGCCATGTATACTCCCTCCCCATCTGTGTCCGACGGATCTCCACTTAACACAACAGCAATTTCCCCATCTACCATCCGTCCACTATTAAATTTACTGTAATCCCCTCGTCTGTGTTGGATTGCCACTAATTATCACCACCTTATGCTTCAACAAGGTCAATTAATATCTGTGTGAATGGATGTCCGAAGATACCTGCCGTCCCACCCCCGTCTGTGTTGCTGAAGTCCGTATCGTAGATGTTGGAGCAATAGCCTTTTCTATCATACGGCTTCACCTGATAACGTGACCGGTAATATTTCCCGCCGGTCTTATGGATGTCCGTGTAATACATGATCTGTATAGCGTCAATGGAATCCTTGTCATTCCCTGCGTAACCATTTTTGATGTCGTTCCAATTGCACCCTGTCACCCATCCGAACCATCTCCCAGACGCATGCACACGATACTTTACAGAACCCCCATTAACCGCCCTGATTGATACACCTACAATAGCGTCATTTGCGTAACCGGCAAAATCCATCCTGTCCCTCACGAACTGGAGTATTCCATGATGCAGTGTTTTTACTGCATACTCGATGTGCGGAATCTGGACATCCTGAGTGGTCTGAATTTTATTGTACGCAGACACTAATGCTGCTTGGGACTGGTTGCCGTATATTCCATCAACAACGATACCAGACGATCTCTGGAAAGCTTTTAATGCTGTCGATGTGGCTGAACCAAAATAGCCATCAATACCGGCAGAACCTACGCTATAGCCAATGGCAGTCAGCATTTTTTGTAATTCCCTTACTCCGTCACCATTGCTCCCCATCGACAAAGCAGCGAATACTTTTATCGGAGTCTCATGCATTGTACCGTCAGTGTACACTTCTGGGGCTTCCAATACTCCATCCCAAGGATAATCATAAAACGATCTTGTATTGCTTTCCCCTCTTGCTGACGAATCATATTCGCCATTCTGAAGCTGGTCTCCATCCGCACCGGTTACACCACCAGTTTCAGATATGGAAAACTGCATCAGTGTGTCTGGGTCTTTGAACATGGCTGTATGATGGATTATATTTAGCGCAACGTCACCGCGTTTTGGCTTATATCCATCGGTACATATACCTTTACGTGTTGGATGCCACTTGAACCCGCACCTCACAAAAACATCCTTCATGTTCCCGGTGTATGTCGCTCCGTTCGTTTTTACCGGAATTCCAGCCACCTCATAAGCGTTTATAATGGCAGATGAGCAATCTCTATCCCCTTGTGCCAGCGCATAAGTTTTCCCTCCTACGGTTACATAGCAATACCCTTCGCCGTCTCCCCATCTCATAGATTGGGAATATCCATGATACCAATGCTCTACAAGATGAGTCATGAGTTGTGCTGCGACTTCTGATTTCAGTAGTTTTTCTCCGAAATTTGTATTCATAGTGCCCCTATATTCCCTGTCGGTGTCAACGTTTCCTTTAATTCCGTTGACTTTTCCCGCAGAACTGTCTTGCATATAATCACATGTCCATCTAGGATCACCTGTGGTATAATGTGCCAACCATTGGGTGTATTTTCCTATTTTGTCCATGTCATACATGCGGTTGCGGAAGTCCTGATTGTAGTAAACACCCGGAATGTAGCCTCTTTCTTTTATTCTCTCGCAAAATGCAACGGTCATTGACGTACAATTTTCTCTTGTTATCGCAACCCCTCTTTGCGCGGCTTTATCCACAGAATCATATTCGAAATCTGCGAATATAATTGTGGATTTTGGAAGTCCCGCCCGCTCTGCAAACGATACAGAAGAATCAGCTTCTTTTCTCGCTTCATCATCTGTAACAGAATATAAAAAATGATAAATTCCAGATATTTTTATTCCTGCGTTCTGAATACCTTGTACGTACTCAAGAAAACGGGGATCCATCGCATTCCTATATCCGTCCCTTGGGATAACAAATGCAACCCCTGCGTTTTTCACGGCGTTCCAATCAACCGTCCCCTGCCATTGGGAAACATCTATTCCTTTCTTCATATACCCTCCGATTTGCTATTTCACCCATAGCTGGGAGATGGGAAGATCACCTCCTCTCAATCTTTCTTAGGTTTTTCATAAGAAAGCGCCTGCCGACTGTCAGACACCCCGCTGGTTGTCGGGTCTGTTACAACTCCGAGAATTGCAAGAACTCCAAATAAGGCGTTGATAATAGCTGCGAATTGCTGATTCAGAACCACAAAGTCCCACTTGTATCCGAAAGGGGCGGCGATCGTTTGAATGAGTAACAGAATTGCCGGTATAAGTGCGAGCCAGAAGTTTTTGTTTTTAATCCTTACTTTCCAGTTGATCATGCGTTTTTTCCCTCCAATGTATCAATTCTCTTATGTGCAGATTTTGCGGACTGTTCTACGATAATCAACCGCTTTCCCTGCTGTGCTACTTCTTCTTTTAGTCCGTCCATGCCTGAACGAATCTCTGACGTGTCAGACTGGATGGCCTTTAATCCCATCTTGATTTCTGTGTCTCGCTTCGCCGCTTCTTTTGCATCGTCTAACTGCTTCTGAATGTCTGTGTGACCGTTTCTGGAAATTGTCACAACAAGGGCAATGAAAGCAATCAGGACGGAAACAAGAGCGATGATTAAATTCGGATCAAATATCACGTTGTCTCATACTCCCTGTAATTGTGGACTGTAGGTCAACTTTTGTGGCAAAAAAAATTCCCTCCAGTATTATTATACTATTTTTTTACTATTTTTTACAGTGTTTTGTTCTACGTTGACCATCCAGTCATCATGTTTTACTTTCTTCAGACTTTTCGTCAGTGTGTGATTCGGATTCCACTGATATGGTTTTTATTCTGTTCAGAAGCGAGCTGTTGATATAATTTTCCTGAAACTGATTAAGCACACATTTCATTATTAAACATGCAAGTTCTGGTGAGACATCATTAGATTGCATCTGATTTAACGCATACGCAGTAATCATACTTTCCATTGCCATTAATTTTTCTCCGGATAGTTCCATTTGTGCCTCCATTCCAAGCGTTTTCAATTTTATTGAATCTATAATTAATTACAATATCTTTTCCGGAAAAGCAGGTCTGCCTCTGAGGAATTCATGATTTTCTGCAATCAACGTCTCGCGCCCCTGATCATCAACAGAATACATTTTTCCTCCATCTTCTATGCATTTCCACATTTGTTCATCCGTTGTAATTTTTTCTTTTATACCGTCTAATAAGCTATAATATGTCATTTTTTCCTCTTATTTTACTATCCCGTCAACTATGGAGCAGCTATACCACGATTCGACAGTCCCGTCACTTTTAATTGATGACGGAATCTTTACAGATGGGAGGTTGGCTCCATTTTTTGAATGAATCCCGTCAGAATTTACCCACCCCCATGCGTACCCTGTACCGGAGTTGTCGGTAAACCATATCGTCCCATTACCACCAAGAACAAGGAACCCTGTTTTCGCTAACAACGAAACGCAGTTCTGGTTGCCTTCATATTGTGCACTCGCATCAAAAGTGCCGTGTATTGTATCACTACCCCCAGATGTATATCCTGCTCTGAGAATTCCGTTATAAAGTTCCGTGAATGTTGAACCGGATACACTTCTTAAACTTCCGGAAAGATTTACCCCTCTCGCCGTCAAATAACCCGATGAATCTACAACAAACCTCCCACCTCCAATGTTAATGCTCCCTTTTTTCATTGTGAAAGTTCCGGTTGAGAGGTTAAAAACCGTGTTTCTACTCTTATCGCATAATTCCCCTGTACCGATATAAGACGCATTGACATACAGTTTGCCATCGCTGAGATAAATTCCCTGTGTTTGTCCGTTATTTGTAAGTTTGTTAAAAATACTGCTTTGTGTCTGTGCGTTCACCGCATCCGAAGCGATTTTTGAAACGGTTTTTCCTCCAACCGTAACTGTTGACGCAAGTTGGAATTCCCCAGTATTCATATCCCAGTAATTCTTGCTCTTTGTGTCCTGAATCTTGCCCGTTTTAATCCAGTCCGCATTGATTCCTGTTGCAGTTAAAATTCTGGCAATTGTATCTCCGTCAACAGTCATACCGCCGTTCCACGTCTTACCGCCGTCCGTGGAAACACCCCACGCTTCTGATGTCATTTTCCATACAATGTCGGAATCAGACAAGTCTTTGTGGTTATGGAAATAATAAATATTTCCAGTGTTTCCCTTTTCGATTGTAGTATAAAGCCCGGCAGACGAATTCAATGCATCATTAAGTTTCTTTTCCTGTATTTCACGAAGAGTTTTTTCGGCTGCTATTTTCTTTCTCAGGTCAACATAATTTCGTGTTTCCTCTGAGTATGTAACCGCTTTATTTCTCGCCGGTGTTTTAGCGGAAGATCGTATTTTCATATACTCTCCTGCAGAAAACGTCACAGACGATACCAAAACGGGGTAATAATTATGATTCAGCCCATAGAAAAAGCCCACGTCTCCGGCTTCTACAGAAGGATCGGAAAGTACATTCGCCGTCAGAATACGAAACTTAATTCCAATTAACCGTTTTCCAAGAAAATCTGCTATTGCCTGTTTGTTGTTTTCTGTTACAAACGGATTATTTTCTATGGCGATTATATAACCGGATGAACCACTGCTAGCCGATTCTGAATCTCTCTCTTTTGTTTTAACAGATACTCCGGTAACAACAACATCATCCACCCCAATGTTATGTGAAGAATATCCTGTGAAAAAATGTGGACTCTCTACAGATGTAAATACACCTGCATCAATCGATGCCCCATCAGAATATGGCGTAGTTGTCGTGTTGAATGTACCACCATCAACATTATCACCGTCAGAGTATGGTGTTGTTGTAGTGTCAAACGTACCACCATCTGCAAATTGTTCAATCAGGCGTTCTGTATTGTACCATTTAATTTCAAGACCACCGTTTCGATCACATCTCGCAAAACATCCACAAATCTGGGCACACCAACTTATCACCTGCCTGTATGTGACGGCAGATGTGCTGTCGTTCGGTAAGCTTTGAATAACAAAATCCATATTGGGGAATTTTATAGTTTCAAGCGGAATCCCCATCTTTGTGGCGCAATACAAGACAAGTTCTCCAATAGATACTGGAAATTTGATTCCTGACGTATCGAAATCTTTATCTGCCTTACTCATGTTGTCAAATGCGGTAATAGATATGAGCGAACCATTATAGATTGTTTCGTCAATAACGCCCGTAAACTTTTTCAGTTTTTCTAACTCGCCGTCCACATCGAGTGCGATATAAGCTACAAGTTCTGCGTCTGTAAAATCATATTTGGAATATGACTCGTCAATGTTATTGAGTGAGAATGACAGCTTGTTAATAATCGCATCACCAACATCAAGGTTGTTGTCCTGCGATACAGAATCTTCAATCCTGAATGTCCTTTGCCACAGATCGGAGTTGGTGATATTAAGAATTTCACCGTTCGACAGGGTTATATCTATGAAGTATTTATAATTTCTATTATCATTGAGCAGATTACGTGCAAATCCTTTACTCACATTTATCATGCAATTCCACCTTACTGTTCTATAATGTCAAAACTTATAGAACCAACTAGCTTATTATCTTTCCACCACAACTTGATCGGGGCTTTCCTATCTCCAACATAATATGTTTTTGTCGTATATCCACCTTCAAGTACGTCCCACATGGTCACATTTACATATTCGGGGTTAAAAGCCTTCACGATAATGCTGGCAGTCTGTAGGTCTTTAATCCCCCATGAAAGCATCCATTTTCTTTTCTGTGTGATTCTGTTTTTATGCATCACTCCATCCTCTGTTCTGCCGGATTCACCGGCAGAAACATCCTGCAATCCCCACTCTGCGCTTGACGGAGTGGGTATTGCCACTCCGTCTACCATCATGAAGCTGTCGTTTCCAGTCATTGACATTTATTCATCACCCCTTATTTATTATAGCGATAGTTGATTTTCTCTTGTCCCCTGCTCACAGACCTAGCTAACGTTTCGTCATCTGTTTGCAACGTGCTGTAAACAGTTACACCGATAGCTCCACTC